ATGCACAGTCATTCTGGGTTCTTGTTGAGAATAATCAAAACTTCCCCATTTATAGCCCTCTTCTGGTATAAACAAGCTTCTTATCTTAGGTCCGAAATCTTTATTTCTAGCTGGTACTTGTTGTAAATTTGGATTACTCATTGATAGTCTTCCAGATACTGTACCACCATTGTCTCCTCTTAATTGATTTATCTCTCCATGAATCCTACCTTTGACTTGGTACTTCATGATTGAAGATAAAAAAGTTCCATGAAATTTATTCACTTCTCTTGCACTTACAATCAATTGTGCTATTTTGTTTTTATTATTAATCAACCAATTTTGTGTAAAGGAAGGTTCTTTTGTTTTTTCAGTTCTTGGGTATTCTAACTTCAACTTGTCAAAAGCTTTGGCAATCTGGCGTGATGCCCAAATGTCTACTTCTATTCCTGATTCTTTTTTTATGGCCAGTAGTATTTCTTTTTCTTGGATCTTCATTTCTTTTTGTAATGATTCAGCTTTTTCCACTTGCACTTTCACACCTCGCTGACGCATCTTTATTAACATCGGAAGCAATTGCTGTTCCATTTCCCATACAGTAGTTAAGCTCTGTTGAGCTATTTCATGTTTAAATCTTTGCCATAATTTTAAAGTTAATTCTGCATCTTGCTCTGCATAATATCCAACATGTTCTGCTGGTAATTTCCACATCTCTGCTTTAGGATCTATACCATGAGCTGCTGCAGCTTCTCTTAATTCTGTTTCTGCTTTTATTTCATTTAGATAATCCACTGATAATGCATTTAAAGAATATGAAAACCTATTTTCATCTATCAGTGCTGCTGCTATCATAGTATCTACAATAGGTCCGTTGACCGTGATACCAGATGCTTCTAACCAACCTACATCGTACTGGGCATTGTGAAAAATTTTAGTTGATGGTAATGCACACACATCCTTCATATATTTTTTTACTTGTTCAGGTATCATGTTGCCACCACCTAAATGTCCAAAAGGAAAATAACCTTTCCAACCATCCACTGCTACTGCAAAGCCTACAATCTCTCCTTTACCTAAAGCCCAACCAGCTCCAAGTCTTTGATTAATACCATCGTCTCTAGTTTCTAGGTCAATAGCTATTTCTTTGTAATGTGATAAATCTTTATATTCACTAGGTGTATTCCACATAGATTTTTTAAAAGTTAATGTAAGTTGTAAACCGTTCATTATCTTTCAAACTCCACATTGAAAGCAATTGATATTCTTTCTGAATCACTTTTAAAAGGAAAAACCCAATGAGTTAAACTTGCAGGAAAAATAAACATGTCTCCTTCTTCAGGAAAAAATTCTGCTCCAGTATGATAGAATGGTCTGTGTAAACCAGTTCTAAAAATTAAAGATCCAGGACCCTTACTATTTACACCTTTTTGTTGATGAATTTTATTTTCTTCTTTTAATTTGTCTGGGACATTTAAAAAAATTACAGCTGAAAGCTCACCTGTATGTACATGAGGAGGGTTAAAATCACCAGCTTTCATAAAGTTTACCCAAGCAGTTTTGATTCTAAAATTTGGCAATCCCTCACCATAAAAATTTTGATAAGTAGATGAATAGTCGAAAAAATATTCATTTAAAATACTTGATAACTTAAATGCATCTATTCTAAACTCATCATCAATATGACCTGCTAATTCTTTTACATGATGTTTTTTAGGATCTTTTTGACATAGTTTTTCCATATGGACTAAATCTTCCTTATTAATTTTTGTATGATAAAGCAACGGACCAAAATAATAAAATTTACTCATGTTTTAACATCATCCTTACTATTGTTGAATATGGGTTTAGATCTAAGTCTCTTGTGCACCCTTGCAATAAAATGGTCGACAGCACAACGACCACAATAATAAATTTTGTTTTCAATAATAACTGCATTCTCTTTACACTTTGAACATTTAATTTTTTGTTTTTTTATCATCCAATCTATCTTTGAGATGTTTTATTTCTAAATCGCAATAATGTTTAATTTTTTCTAAATCTTGCAAAGGATCTCCTTTTAATAAATATCTACATACATATTTAATTATATTTGCTTGTAGTGGGTTTAAATTATTTTTTCTTATAAATGTCCAAGGTTGAATTACAAATTGCTTATAATGTGATCCTCCTACTTGTTTGTCATCTGGAAAACTTTCATCAAAGATATTTTTATTTGTCATTTTTTTCTTGCACATAAATTAAATAATCTTGTCCAATAGGATAGTTAAACTTATAATCAGTTCTTAACAAATGTAAAGTTTTTCTTGCTCTTGTAACTCCAGTATACCAAACCTTACGTTCATCACTTTTTTCTTGTTTATTCTTATTTTTGTAATCAGATGGATAATTACCTTTACTATATAATACAACATGATTCGCCTCTCCACCTTTAACAGAATGAATTGTATCTATAGTTATAAGTGGATCTTTATCTAATTCTTTTTGACCATATCTTCTAAGTAACCTTATAAAATGTCTTACTTGTCTTGGTTTAAAATTTCTTCTCAATATCCAATACCATGGTTTAGTTTTTTGATTATCTTCTAATGTAAGGCCACACCATTCTTTTAATGTTTGAAAATCATATTCTTTTAAATCAGGCTCTGCTCTCCAAAATTTATCTAATCTATAAGCCGGGTCTTCAAGTTCTCTTATATGCTTATACATATTACGAGCTGCTTTCTTATCTATTTTTTTACCTTTTGAAATTGTTGTCCATGCTTTAATTGATTCCCATTGTCTTTGATCAAAACATTTTGTACCCTTATTGTCTTTGTAATATAGTCCAGCATCTTTAGCTAACATTCTTAATTCATTTACAGTCTCATTAATTCTGCCAAGTATGTACCAATCCTCATTAAAATTTTCAAAAGGTATTTCTTTAAATGATAGATAAGCTTTAACATATCCTTTTGTACCACCAGGTAAATATTCTTTTTCTTCACTATCATTTATTCCTCTTCTAATTACTTGTGAGAATCTATGTATGGCTTCTCCAAATCTTTGAGTCCTTCTAAGTTTTACCTTACGACCAGGAAAAAATTTTGTAAAATATTTTGGATCAGCTCCATTCCATTTGTATATAGCTTGATCATCATCTCCTGCTAAATAAATCCTATCTACCTTAGGTGCCATCTTATATATGACTGACCATTGCAATGGAGTACAATCTTGGGCTTCATCTAATATTAAAACTTTTAATGGAGGAAAATCTATTTCTCTTATTGCCCTTTCAATCATATCATCAAAGTCAATAAAAGATCTTTCTCCCCCACCAGTTTTATAATGCTCATAGGTGCTTATCTTTCTAAGAAATACAGTTAGTGAATCTCTTTTATAACTTTCTAATTTATAGGCTTCTTCTGGTTTAATTAATAAATTCCTAGCTTTACTATAAACACCAAGTGACCAATCTTTATACATGAAGTTATCATCAGCTAATCTTTTATCACTAGTCTTAATTACTTTTGTTTGTAATGCAAAATCAATCGTACAATCTTTTGGATCAAATACTTCTTCAGGAAAATATCTTCTACAATAAGTATGTAATGTTTTAAATCTAGAAAAATCTTCAGTTGTATAATTAGGAAAAGACTCCATAGCTCTTTTTACTGCAGTGTTAACAGCTTTGTTTGTAAAAGATAAATAAGCTATTTCTTGTGGTCTGATACCTCTTCTTAAATATCTTTTTAAAACTTTTTCTATTAAGGTATATGTTTTACCTGTACCGGGGGGACCAAAGATTTTTATTGTCTTATGGTAAAGTTCTTTTAGTATTTTAAGTTCTAAACTTTCCTGTGTGGAATTCGTCATCCATCTCCGATACTGCTTTAGTTTGTTTTGGTTTAGTTGCCTTTTTGTAATCTACAAATTTAGGCATCTCTACTGACCATACATTTTTTACTCCCTCATGGTAATCTATTCGATCACAACCTAACAAATGCATTGCTTCTGCTGCACTTTTAAATGTTTTATCATTACCTAAAAATTTTTCAAAAGTAATTTTTTTAAAATAACATACATTTGTTTTAGAATCTAAGACAACATAATTATCTTGTAACTTATCAAAGTCATCTTCTTCAATATGGCTCTCAAAGAATTTTTTAAGAAAGTTATATTTTTCTTCCCCAAGTGTATCTTCAAATTTCATCTTCTCATTCTCAACTGCTTTCTTTACAATAGTTGACATAAGCATTTCAAAAGGAGATGGTCCACTTCTAGGTCTAGGAAGTGTTATCCAATAGATTCCATATCTAAGTAATTTTACTCTAAAAGATTTTTCATCTTTCATATCTTCTGGACCAATAATAATTTTCTCTCCTTGAAACACAAATGAGTATTCAATAGATTTTGTACTTCGTATAAATTCTATATCTTCAAAGTCATCTATTAAATCTGGTACTTGTGAACCTATACCTAATTTTCTAAATTTACATAAATCTTTATTACATATGGGTGTAATTGCACCAAGCTTTGGTGGACATTTATAATTGTAATCTTTTTTAATTACAGATCTTGCAACAGAGTTTTCTACTTCTCTTGTATCCATAGGTGTAACAAATATTTCTTGATTTCTCTTTTGCAAAATAGTTCTCATCTCATCTATTGTAATTTTGCCATCTGACTTTTTCATCTCAAGCACACCAACATTGTAAAGTAAATCGTTACGGTGATTACCAGACCATTTGTCCATAATCATCTTTTGAACACACGGTGGATAATGCTTCCAATCTTCTTCTGGCTCATATTCTTTAACTTTAATATTTTGCAATTGATCTAATGATAACGTTTTATTTCTAATTATTTCAACAAATGTTCCTATCATTACTGGAGTGTTAGATTCATTATATGCAAATTCAGTAGTAGCATTCATATTAAAGTAAGGCATGTTCATGCACTTATTCATAGGAAATACTTCTAACGCTTGAAAGAAATTTTTATTCCATTCATTTAATTTTTTTAAAACATCTTTTACTGGATACCAATTATCTAAAAACAAAAACAAATGTAGACCACCTGATTTTGATCTGACTGGTATTAAGGGTAATTGATTATCTCTTAGAATATCTATAACTTTTTTTTGTGAATAATCTTTATAACTTTGTGGGTCTATATCAATACATCCCCATTTACACATATCATCCTTTTCAGGTTTGATACCTATACGTTTCGTTCCATCTAAATGATCTTTCCAAATTTTAAGAGTAACTGGTTCGTGGACCGTGAGTGTTTGGCCTACTGTCTTGCCCCGTTCATCTACCTCTCCAGTAAGAGAGGTAGTGATGAACAGTTCAGAATTTCCCTCAAATATTTTTAAGAGTTGCTCCTCCATAAAAAATATTAAAACGGAACACCAGTTTTTGCTTCGCTACTATTATTTCCTTGAGCCTGATTATCTTGAGTAAAATCTACCTTACCAAAAATATCACTCTTCATAGCACTTTGATAAAAGGCTTGAGTCGTTTCTAAAACTTTTAAATGTTCTTGAGTATTTAAAAATTTATCAAACTCAACAACCCATCCATACCAAGAGTTTTGTGAATTAGACTCTTTAGTCGTGCTAAGTTTATAAGCAGTCGACCATGATGGTGGATTGAACATACCTCCCTTACCTTGTGCTCTTCTAGACATAATCATTGAATTCCATGTCTTTGATTTTTTCTTTTGAGTAGATTTCATAGTAATCAAAGCTTGTTCTAATGGATTGTAATTTTCATCCAAAATATAAACAAAATGATTACCAGTATCTTCAACATAGTTTCCGTTTTCTAATCGGTCTTTGTTGTCGGCACCTCTAGTTGTTTGGGACATAATAGCTGGATCAGTATGAATACCTACTGGTCTTCCTGGACTATCCCCTTTGTCTTTCCACTCATTGAATGTATTAATGTAAAGACAAGGCACTACTATTAATCCTTGTTTACCTTTCCAAACTGTACCAGATGTTTCACTCCATATATCTCCCTGCTTAGCAGTTTCAACATGTTTACCATCTGTCTCATCTAAGACAGGAGAGTTAGCATATAGTATTTTTAGGATTGGTAGTTTTTGATCTCGAGCTGTTACATACTCTTGACCTTGACCTGCCATCTGCTCTAAATTTATAGCAGCTGGAAGGTTATCTTTTTTTGTCGTCATCGCTTTTTTTTCGATCATGATTGTTCCTTCGTGGTTATTTTAGTTTTATTTGCAACATAAGTTCCAAACAGTTCAGCAGGTACATCTTTACCAAGATCTTGAATTTGTTCTCTAACAAATCCTCTTAGACTACTTGGATGAACAGAAGTTTTCTGCTTCACTGGTAGACCTTTTGCTTTCAACTCTTCTATAATTGATTTAGCTTCATTGTCTTGCTTCATTCCAAATTCCAAAGACACTTGGTTTTTAATCAAGTCTCCATGTCCATTGTCTCTAAGCCAGTCAAAAGCTTCATCACTTTTAGACGCTGGTATTCTAGCTGAATAGAATGGTTTTACCTCAACGGATGAACCATCTGCTAATTTTAGCAGAGATAAACCAGCTTGTTGCATTAAGTTTGGAATTGTTTGCTCAGAAAGAGTAGTTTCGACTTCCTTTAACTTTTTAAGTTCTTCTTCAGCCGTCATTATTTTTTTCTGAGTTTCCAATAACTTATTGCAAGATTTAGCAATGTCTGTCGACATGCCAGTATCTACCGATATGATAGATTCTGCCTCTAAGTCCATAAGAACCTCCT